TACCGATGGTCGCTTTGCAATGTCCGAGTTGACCACGGGAACCGGCGACAGCACCAAGAACTTCTATCGCGTGTTGACGATGAGCCAGCCCAACAACTCGGCGGCGACGGCGCAGGTCTATTACCGGAAAGTCAACTACGAAGAATATCCGAACCCGCAGCCCTCAACGTCCCTGCCGTATGTGTGGTACGACTACGGGGATGAAATCCAGATTCTGCCAGCGGTCGGGGGATTGCAGATGAATGTGGTGTGCAACTACCGTCCGGCGCGAGTCGATCAGTTGGTGGCGGATAGCTCGGTGGTGCCGTTCCCTGACGGCTACGAGTCCCTCCTGGCGTTGATGGCAGGGGCGCGAATGCTCGACAAGGGTGGTGCTGAAGCCAATGCCGCCGCTATCCTGCGTGGGGAAGCCACGCAGATTCGGGAACAGATGTTGATGGATTTGGGTCGTCGGTCGTCGATGCCCATTATTGCCCGTGCCTTTGACGATCCGCTTGGTTGGGGATCAGCGATGGCGGGCTAGTGGCAGCGCGTCCGGTCATACAAGACCGCAATACGCGGTTTGATGGGGGGCTGAACATCTCGGCTGACCCGTCTCAGTTGGCGCCCAACCAAGTGCGTCGGGCGGAGAACTGCCGCCTGACCGTGTTTGGGGGCATCATCAAGCGGTTGGGCAGTCGCAAACTGCATCCCACGGCGTTGCAAACGGCGTCGGTGGTGCGGGCAGGATTTGCGTGGATCAAGGATGACGGCACGCAACAGTTGTTAGCGGTCGCCGCCGGCAAATTGCATACGGCAACGTACAGTTCGTCGGTCACATGGGTGACGGTCAGCTCGACGGTGACGATGACGACCTCAGCATACCCCAGCTTTGTGTCATTTCGGGATGCCAGCACGGCGGTCGTGTATATCGCGGACGGCGGCAAGCTGATGAAATGGGACGGCACCAATCTGACGCGCAGTACGAGTAGCCCCAACGTCACGTCGCTTTGGCTCTACAATCAGCGGTTGTATGGGGTGGCAGGGGATGATGTCATCTTGCTGGTATCAGGTATCAACAACGGCGATGACCTTGGGGATGCCAGCTTGGATGGGGCGCAGTTCCCGATTATCACGTTTGGCGAGTCCTCGCTGGTCAACGGCGTGGCGTTAGGCGTGATGAACCTGTTGTTTCACAAGAACGGCATCAGCAAGTTTGTGGGCGTTACGCAAGACGATATTGCTATTCGGGCGGGCACGTTGGGCTTGTCGCCGGACGTTGGCACGATTCAGCCCAAAAGCCTATTGGCGACGGAAACGGAAGCCTACTTCCTCTCCGATCGCGGCTTTTATGCCGCCAATGCGTATGGCGTGCGGCGGATTAGCACAAACCTCGACCCCGACATTCTGAGCCTGTTTACCAACTCCACCAACCTGTGCGTGGTGCATAACCGCTTTTACCGCGAAGTGGCGTGGTATCTGCCGAATGTCGGGTTCTACGTCTACAACTATCAAGCGCAAGCGTGGGTCGGACCGTGGAATAATGGGTATGTGTCCCCCGTCACCCATTGCGCGTGGCAAGCGGTGGATACCGCAACCAGTAAGCCGATCGTCTTGGTCGGGGATGCGGCGGGGTACGTCAAGCAGATGGACTACCCGAGTACCTACAAAGACAACGTATCGTCCACCGGATCGGGCGGCACCACGGTCACGATGACCGCCCAGCTCCGTCGGTTGTTCTTTGGCAACCCCGCCAGCACTAAAGCGTTGCGGTTCTTGTATGCCCTGACCAATCTGAGCGGGGCAACCAATACGGCGGTGGCGTGGTCGACGCAAACGTACAGCGGGCAGACCAATCTGCCTGCCACGACGGCTGGCGTATGGAACGCCACGGGCGCCGTATGGAACAGTGGGGCTGTGTGGGGCGCCTCCGGTAGTGATATGTTTCGGGTGCAGGCGGCAGGCAATGGGGAGTTTGTAGACATCTCGTTTACGGACTCTAGCACCAATGCCATCCCCCTGTTATCCGCGATGACGGCAGAAGCGTTCGACTACGGTCAAGCGCACTCCTTCAACTAGAGACACACGGATGACAACGGGACTCGTCGGACAAAATCAGATTGCGCCATTTACGTCGCCCATCCCTGGCGGTTCGCTTGATGCGACCGTGGTGTTGGGGAATGACAACAGCACCGTCAGTAGCTATGACGCGCACGACAACGACAGCACAATTCATTTTCAGTCGTCCACGTTAGCCGATCGTCCGCCCGCGAGTACGGCGGGACAGAAGTGGCTGACCACGGATGCGGCGGCACGCTACATCTACTACGATACCGGATCGGCGTGGGTCGAAGTCGACTACTTCCGTGATTCGGGCGGCATCATTACGGGTGCCGTCACCATCTCCGATACGACGCAAAGCACCAGTACCACGACCGGCGCGTTGATTGTCAGTGGGGGCGTGGGCATTGCGAAGAATGTGTTCATCGGCGGGACGCTCGGCGTCACGGGCGTGGCGACATTCACGGCACAACCGATTGTGTCCTCGTTGACCGCCTCAAAGCCCGTCTTTACCGATGCCTCCAAGGGGCTGGTCAGCACCGGGACGCTTGACACAACTCAGGGCGGCACCAACCTCACGACCTACACAACGGGCGACATCCTCTACGCCAGCGCGACCAACGTGCTGTCGAAGTTGGCGATCGGCACCAGCGGACAGCACTTGATTGTGACGGCGGGTGTGCCAGCGTGGTCAACGGATAGTGCGCTTGGCACCGTGACCTCTGTCAGTTGGACGGGAGGGTTGGTGTCGGTGGCGACGGCGACGACCACGCCCGCTTTGACCGTCGCGGGGACGTCGGGCGGGATTGTGTACTTTTCGTCGGCGTCCACATGGGCGTCCTCGGCTGCGCTGACGCAGTATGGCGTGGTGTATGGCGGTGGCGCAGGGGCAACCCCCGTGGCGACCGCTGCGGGCACCACGGGGCAGGTGTTGACGGCAACCACCAGTGGAGCGCCGACGTGGAGTGCGACCTATGCGGGGACGGTCACCTCCGTCGGCTTCACCGGCGGGTTGATCTCCGTCGCCACCGCGACCACAACCCCCGCGCTGACGGTGGCGGGGACATCGGGTGGCGTGGTCTACTTTTCGAGTGCCTCGACGTGGGCGTCCTCGGCGGCATTGACCGCCAGTGCAATCGTGCTCGGCGGGGGCGCGGGTGCGGCTCCTGCGACCACGACCACCGGCACGGGCGTGGTCACGGCATTGGGGGTCAATGTCGGCACGGCGGGCGCGTTCGTGGTCAACGGGGGCGCGTTAGGGACGCCGTCCAGTGGTGCGGTAGCGGCGTCACTGATCACCGCTGGCACGTTCGGCGCGGGGGCGTACACGTTCCCCGGTGCGCTGGCGATTACGGGCGCGTTCACGGGAGCGACGACGGGGGCGTTTTCGGGGCAGATTACCAGCACGGTGGGTAGCAATGGCACTGTTACCTACTCGTCAAATGCGACAACCGGGTGGCTTCGGCACGTTCTTGTCAACAACTCAGTCAACGCATCTGTTTGGGGAGTTGAAGGGTCAGTTGCGGGACAGATTCTTACTGGCTCAACGGCGTATGATACCGTGTTGTATGGCACATACGGTTTGTCGTTGGCCGGTAGCGGCACAGCCGTGCATCTGCGACTTGCAAACAATGGAGCCGCCACGTTCTCCAGCACGGTGTCGATGGGTGGGCTTACCGCGACCGCTACTGGAACCACACTTGCACTTCAGCCCGCAAGCGGTACGTTGGCGACGAACCTTCAGTTCAACAACGGAAGCGGGACATCGGTGGGTCGATTTGGCTTTATCGGCACCACAAGTACAAGCGGGGTGTTCTATCTCGTCAACGATACCGCGACCGGCTCTATTCACGTTGCGGCGGCGGGCGGCTTCGTCCCAGACACAAACAACGCGGTCACGCTTGGAACCGCGGGGCTTCAGTGGAGCGATGTCCGTTCTGTTCTTGGCACGTTCTCTAGCGCGGTGACGGCGGGAGGATTTACGACAGCGGGTATTGGCTCTATTGCACAAGTTGAAACGGCCACCGTGAAGCTGAGCGGGGCCAGTATGGTTATTAAGACTATGGCCGGGGCAGTGATGACGACGTGGGACAGTTCGTCGGGGTCGTTGACGCAGACCTATGCCGCCACGTTCTCCAGCACGGTGACGGCGCCAACAGTGTATACGACGACGGTTGGCGCAACCAACCGTGCAATGTACGTCGATAGCACCGGACTGCTTGGCTATCTTTCGTCGATTCGTGCCGCCAAGACGAACATTACGCCGCTGACCGATACCGCGTGGCTTGATGCGCTGACGCCTGTCGCGTTCAACTACCGCAAGAAGGACGAGGACGGCGCGTGGACGGACGAAGCGAACACCCCGCTGGAATACGGGTTGATTGCCGAAGAGGTGGAAGGCGTCAACCCCGAAC